AAGGCATCGCCAACAGAATTCTTTGGTGCTAATCTACACTACATGAATCCAAAGAAAAGAATTGTAGCGACTAAAAAATTGATGGACGGAAGAATTGACATTCCTAAACCATGCTTCCATAAATACTTACAAAATCATGTCGATGGTTTACTTCTAGATATCTCAATCGATGAATGGGATACTGCTATATTATTACCAACTGAAGATTTTGTAAAGAACATCGGGTCAACTGCATTTCCTTACGACAAAGAACTTGTCTGGGAAGAGACCAATGAAGCATATTATGACAAGATCAAAGGTCGCAGAGTCGTCCACAATTACTAGGCAATTTAATGGCAGACGAGAAGGTAACAATACAATCAGGAAGGCGAGCGAAGGGTGCCCCTACGGGTAGACTAACTTATCCAAAGGGGCAGGTCTACGCAGATCATACTGACTATGTTTTGTTTCAATTCTGGAAGTACAAACCTCCCTTTGCTGCTAACGCAGGAGGAAAACCTAGTAATGGTGGTGGAGTTGAAATTGTAGATAAAGATGGAAAGAAAACAGCTAGCGCAGTAAAAGGTCAAACTGCTCTGAATATCTACAACAATAGCATCTCTAACCTAGAAGCATCTGGTCTTCCTCAGATTGCAATGTACATGCCAGAAGATCTTGGTACTGAGTATGGTGCTACTTGGGGTGGAAAAGGATTCACTAATAACCAAGCAGATATTCTAAAGCTCTCTGGTTCTATTCTTAATAATGAAGGAAGTTCTGGGTTTGGTCAGGCGGCACAAGCACTTGGAAACTTCCTGCAACGTGCTGATGCTGCTGTTGCTGATGCTGTAGTACAAGCAGTTAATGCAGCACCAGGATCAGGTGGTTCTAGTGTTGGAATTAATGATGTTCTAGGTGGTGTTGGTGGTGTTATTCTAAATCCAAATACTGAGTTGTTGTTCTCTGGTTTTGATCTTAGAGGTTTTGGATTGAACTTTAAGATGACACCACGTAATAAATCAGAAGCAAAAGGTATTCGTGATATTATTACTACGTTTAAACGTGCTTCTCTTCCTGGTCTGGGTGCATCTGCTGCTCTAGCTAACTTCTTTAAGGGTGGTGATGATAATAATGCTGAGGCGAATGAGAACAGAAACTTTATTGACGTTCCTAACCTAGTTACTGTTAGGTTCATGAGTGGATCTCAAGATCATCCATACTTGACCAAGTATAAACCACTAGCAATCACATCTGTTAGGGTAAACTACACACCTGATGGTCAGTATGCTACATATGATGATGGGTCTCCTGTTGCTACCACTTTGCAGTTAGCATTCACTGAATCCAAACTCGTCTTCAGCAACGAAATTACATACGGCGGAGCTTCTTTCTGATGTATTTCAATTTACTACCAAACATCAAGTATGACGAGAAACCTATCTCGTATCCTTTTAGCGAATCTAACTTTGTAGTCGCTAAAAATTTCTTCCGTAGGTTCAAACTCAATGAAGAGTTCAAGCAGTATGCTGTGTTCTTTGAGAAGTATAGGATCGGAGACTTTGAACAACCATGGATGATTGCTGAGAATGTTTATGGCAGTCCATACTATGACTGGGTAGTTCTTCTAACTAACAACGTCATCAATCCATTGTTCGATTGGCCAATGGAATCCAATACTCTCAGAAAATTTATTGAGGGTAAGTATGAAGATCCATACTCAGAAATTATACACTACAAGACTATAGAATACAAAGATACTAGTGGTGTAGTAGTACAAAAGGCAGGCACTATTGTAGACGAAAAATTCTATAACTCACCAGAGTATATCATAGACACTACATCTATCCTACCACAACAGAATCTACCCAAGCAAGCAGAGGTTAGTCTGTACTCAGATAGTTACACTATCATTGGAGCACAACTTCTATCTAATGGTGCTGGTTATGAGAGCGTACCAACAGTAGAAATTACTGGATCAGGAGTTGGTGCTACTGCTACTGCACAAATTGCAGACGTTGGTTATGTAAAACGTATCAACATCATTGGTAGTGGCAGTGGATACACATACCCTCCTATTGTAACTCTGGGTGGTGGTCTAGCTGGTCAATCTGCAACAGCAGAAATCACCAATGGTTTTGTGACTAACATTATTCTAGATGGTATCAAGTTTGATACTACAAATTCTAATCAAATCTATGAGTTTGGTGGCGGTACATCAATTGCTCCTAATGGAACAGGCGTTGGATCTACTGGTGGTTTTGATATTGGTGGCACACACTTACGCTTTGGTGATGCTGCTGGCACACGCTTCGTGACACTAAACCCTGTCAATGCTACTGCAATTAATAAGATTAGAGTTTATGCTATCCGTGGTAACGGAAGTAATGGTGGAGAGACACCTGACATTGCTGGAGTTGAAGATCTAAGAATTCAATACCAGTCAACTATTAATGGTGTAGCACCAGATCCTAATGGTTGGGCAGATCTTGGTATTGTTATTGAAGCAGTTGATAATGGAACTGGTACTGGTGTTCTAGAAAATTATGACTTTGATCTAGGACCAGAAGTACAGCAGGGTCATGTTTACTTCAGACTATTCCAGCAAGGTAATAGTGGAGCACAGTATGACCACTATGGTATTCTAAGTGTCAACTTTATTGGTGCAGGTGCTATTGACATTGCACCATCTACCATCACACTAACAACAAACCCACTGCAAACCACACCACCTGACAACGTTGCATCTGCTGAGATTATTCTGGGTAGAGAACTAACAGGATTGACTTTAACATCTCCTGGCACAGGTTATGGAGATGGAACTACCACTACAATCTCATTGGTTGGTGGCAATCCTGATACACCTGCAAACCCTGACTTCCTATTGGGCAGAGAATTTAAGTCGAGTGTATTGGAAGCAGGCAATGCATACAACAACGCAATTGCAACATTCACTGGTGGTGGTATTGGAAATGGCGGTGACATTGCTGCTGATGTCAATATCAGCAATGGAAGAGTAGTCGGTCTAACATTTACGAATTTTGGAACAGATTACACAGACGCTCCTGCCGTTACTATTAGTGCTCCTGATGCTCCTGTTACTTTCTCTGTAGGTCAGGGATATTCTGATGGCACTAACTCATGGAGATGGACAGGCACCAATTGGGAGAGACAGGTAACATATGGTTTGAGATATTACGACACTGGACTAAATCAAACCCAGTCAGTTCGTGGTGATGTAATTTCTTACCCAGTTACTGCATACGAATACGAAGAAGAGAAGAATGAAAAATCTAGAGAGTTGTTCTTACTGAAACCAAAATACTTGGAGCAGTTTATTGACGAGTTCAGAAAGGCGAACAAGTATAAGGACTCTACTGACTTCATCTCTTCTAGACTGAAGAAGACTGGAATCTGATCGACTTTTTTGCATAAAAAATGGCGGGAAAAATTTTTCCCCCGCCATGAAATCGTTAATCTAATTCCCAACAGGCAGATCGTGCCAGTTCTGGGTTCTTTTTAATCGCTAGAGTGACGTGACTATGCACGTCTTGATCAAGCGTATAGTGTGCTCTGGTATGCACTAACTGGATCACCCCCAGAGTGCCAACGAACAACATATTGATCATTGTAAGGGGGTGAACGAAAGCAGAAGCAATCTTCTTCACTCGGCAGCGAGTTTAGCAAAGTAAGACAGAGCGTCATCATCATCTTCACTCGTAGAAGAGGGTGCAATGATGTCTTCGGAATTGAAGTCACCGCTACCAGTTGATGTGAAGGAACCGCGACCTTCAGACTCATCCTCAAGGGACTCATCGACAGGACGTGGAGCAGAGGCATTGCCAAGCACCATGTTCATGCGATTCTCAAGTGCTTCGTAAGACTTGAACTGATCTGGAGCAGTAAATGCTTCCAGAGAATATGCTTGCTTCCAGATTGCTTCCATCTCATCGTCATCGGGAGACAGAGCAGCAGGTGCAGAGAACTCGGAGGAATCGTAGTTCCAGAAACCACCGACTGTCTTGATCTTCAGTTTGAAGTCAGCACCTTCCCAGAAGTCAAAGACATTGATAGGAGTCTCGTCTTGGAACTCGGGTTGCATAGCAGCGAGGATCTTATCATGGATCTTCTTGCCATACTTGTAGAGGAAAACTTGTCCCTCATTGTCAGGATTAGCGGTGTCTTTAACAACGTAGACGTTGCTGTAGTAAGACAACTTGCGCTTGCGTTGACGTGCAATTTCTTTATCACTCTCGATGCCGCTGTTCCACAGCTTGTTGTTAGCAGCAGACACGGGGTCTTGCTGTCCAAGAGTTGTGAGAGAGTTCTCGATGAACCATCCACCAGGACCTTGGAAGGCGTGAGAGTACAACTTTGCCCATGGAAGGGACTCGCCCTCAGGGGCAGGCAGGAAGCGGATCACTGCATAACCATTCCCAGACTTATCAAGTTGGGGTTTCCACAGACGCTCATCAGCACCACCTTCTTTGGTAGATTTTGTGAGTTCTTTCTGTAGAAAGTCAAAGTTAGACTGCGACTTGCGCTTCAGATCTGCAAAAGACATGTGAGATACCTCGGATTTGTTAGTTATGGTTGTATGACTCCCAACCACTTACGCATAATACAATGGCACAAGGGTGGAAGTCAACCCCTTGTGCCAGTTTGCTAACCTTTCAGGGTTTGCTCCTTCAGGTTATTGACCTTGCCAATCAGACTATTGAACAACTCGTACATATCTTCTGACTGGTCAGCACCCAATAAGATAGCAGATTCTTTCATAGTTTGCACCATGTCCTGTGCTTCAGGATCATCAGACAAACAAAGACGGGCATAGAATACCTTCTGCTTCTCAATCAATGCGAGAAGAGTGTCAAAATATTCCAGTTGCTTCTCTCTAGAGAGCACAGGAAATGCATACATAGATCTCATGCAGAATTGCTGAAGTTCTGCCATTTCTTGTAGGTCACCTCGGACCATTTCTGATTTGAAAAAGTCGCTCATACCAACATCAATTTAGCTCTACTAGTTTTCTTCATATAATTTAGGCGTTGTGCATCAAACTTTAGCTTCTCCTTCAAAGGTTTGCTAATCAGTTTCGACACCGACTCAACTTCAATCTCATTAATATCGCAGTAGTGTACGACAGCATCAATATAATTCATGTCAGAATTGTTCAACACTAGTTTTTCCACATCCTGCGAGAATCTCGCAGCGGTCATAAATTTATCCTCCAATTTGTCTTGCATATCGTTCCTGATATTCGGTGATGTACTCTTGAAGTCTCAAGAAGTATTCCTTCTTGGGTGTTACTACTGAAACTTGAACATCACTATTCTCGCAGGCAACGATGGTTACCAACTTTTTCACTGAAATGCCGTACAATTCTTGCAAGCAACATGCATAAGCAGTCTCTTGCACGTAGTAATCGTACAACCACGCTTCCTTTTTCTGTTCAGCAGACGTTTTGAAATCAATGATGGCGAGTTCTCCGTCATACTCTGCGATGCAGTCCACTCGTCCTGCAACTTTAAGAATATCAGAATATAACGCCGCTTCTTGTAGGTATACCTTATTTATCTTGTTCAGAACAGGTACACTTGAGTCGAACATGATCCAAGGAAGTGGCATGTCCTTGTATTTTTTTCTGTCCAACTCATTGTTGATGTAATCTTCTACAAGTTTATGATAGCGGGTTCCTCTACCTGCTGCACGGGTGGATACTGCTTGTGCTTTATCCTTGCCAATTCTATTTCGCCACTTAGCAAGTCCTGCTTGCTTCTTAGCATTATTACTGATCACTGTTGTGATAGATGGATACTGATTCCCACTAGGAGTGAGGTAGTATCTTTTCCCATCAATCATT